CAACCACCAAAGATATGCCAGTAAGGAGGATCATTATGCTAGACATCCAAGCGAATGCCTTTGCTGAATTTGCGAGATCTCCTTTTAAGCTTCCGTCTCCACCCTTTGCGAACTCTTTTGCTATATAGTCGAACGTCAACAATATACTGCCTAGCAACGCCACAATTGCAGTCAAGCCGGCTAAGCCTGTAAGCATTTCACCTATCGGGATATTGGATAATGCAACAAGAGAAACTGTCAATATAGCAATAGAAATAGCAAATCTTAAAATAAACTGAGAATATATCTCTAACGAAGTTAAACCAAGTACCTTTGTAAACTGGTTAAACGCATTCGAAATCGAGTTAAACGCACCTTTAACCGCTTGCGGTATTGTAGTGACGGTCTTTACTATGTTTATTATAGGTTTTGTGATGTATGTGAGCTTCGTATATAGCCACAAACCCAATGCTCCAATGCCCAACACAGCACCAACCACAGCGATATGCCAAAGTTTGACGTGATCTATGGCATCTTTAAGAAGACCATTAAACCAAGTAAGGAAGGAATTCAATTTTCCAAGAATCCAACCCAACGGTTTGATCTTTTCGCCTATTTCTTCGAGCTTGCCAGGAGCTTTCGATCCAGTATCCCAAGCCCAGTTGAGTCCTTCCACTATCGTTTTGATGTAGCCGACGAACTCGGTTCCCATCCTTTTTGCAAATGCGACCAACGATCCGAGCACTTCGAAAAACGAAGAAAGAAAAGATAGAAATTGTTTATCTTTAAATAACTCGACTATTCTATCTTTTAGCCAAAGTATTTTTGACGCTAACGCGACTATCAATCCAATCACAAGTTTCAAAATACTTGTTATAACTGTTAAGGTGTTTGACCAATCTACGTTCTTGGCTATGAAGTCTACAATAGCTTCGGCCATTTTGCCAAAAGTCAAAGCGAATAATATATATACTTTTGATACTATTTTCATAAATCGTATCACTTTGTTTACTGTATTCATCAGGAACCAAACTAAAATCTTAGCTCGGTCTTTAATATTCTCGAACGCTTCCTGAGTAGGTATCAAATATACAGTCAAACGTCTAAATGCGTCTGTAATACCGTTAAACTGCGGAAATGCTTCTTTAAACGCCTGCGATACTGCCAGAGCTACTGTTAAAAAAGCATAAAATATGTTTGTAAGACCTTCAAAAATATTATGAAACGCACCGCTGTTCTTTACTGATTCTAAAAACGACTGTGCAAGCTTATTTCCAACTTTTGTGAGCTTTTGGAACAGTTCTACGACCGGGGTCATGTCCTTTTTGATCTGATTTATCAGGTTTCTGAGCTCGCCCATAGCCGGTATAAAATCTGTTGTTAATGGACCAGCAAACTCGGCACCTATTCTCGATAAAGCGGCTTTGATATTGGACAAGTTGCCCTGGAATGTCTTGTTCGCGTCTTTTGCGTGTTCACCGAATGCCTCATACATGGCGTCTGAGAACTGTTTGAATGATATCTTTCCTTGAGATACCATCTTTGTTATATTCGCAGCGCTCGTATTAAGATGCTTAGCCAATACCGCCGCTGCGTTTATACCAGCGTATGACATCTGGGTAAGCTGCATGCCCATGACTCTTTCCTGTGATGCCATTGTGGTAAAAATATGAGCGATGCTCGCATAATCTCTACCAGTCATCGCGGCGACACCAGAAACACCAAGCAACGCATGTTTCATCTCTTCTCCGGCTTTAACGCCAGCTACGCCAAACTGTGCCGCTGCGGAAGCTGCCTCGTCGAAACCATACGCGGTGTCCTCAACCGCAAACATGGCGTCGTCTTTAAGCTGTTTTACGTCAAGTTTGAGGCCTTCCATTAAGAACTCGGCCTGCTGGATATTGAGTGCTCTTCGCATACCGCCACTAGCGGCCTGTCCGATCGTGGAGCTCCAAAGATTTCTTCCGAAATTAAGGAAACTGTTTGTGAGATTGTTTATTACAGTTGCTCCAACCACACCCATAGCGGACATCTTTTTGTCAATAGAGTCTATTCCACTAACAACTTTGTCAAATCCCATGTCGGCAGCTGCGGCAGCTATCTGCTGGAACGCATTTCCACCTCTCATGTTGTCTAGTTTGCTTTGGAGATCATCTAAGGAATCTATGGACTGATGAATATTCTTCTCAAAAGCGGCATTGTCAAATTCCATTTCTACGATTTTTGTATCGTAGGCATCGCCGTAATGGTCCATTTGAGTGTATCTCCTTTCTTATTGTTTTATGTCTATGATAGCGTCCCAAGCTTCTTCGGCTATCTTTTTAAATATAGGTTTCATGGCAGGTGTGATAAAATCATTGGGTTCTACCCACCCGCCATTTCTCGTTCCATGACCGTAACGAAGTAAAACAACGATGTTGAAGTCGTACCCGGTCTTGTTTGTTACTGTGTTCGTATTATACCAAGAAATTTTACAAGTTTTATTGTCGCTTACAATATCATACGTCCACGAATTTGCTGTCAAGCCAGTGTTTACAGGTGTTGCATCTTTCAAAGCTTCTACGCCCATTCGACCGTATTTGTCAAGAACGTTTAGATAGTCCCTTCGCAGAGCATGATTCATAAATTTCATGGTTTTTGTGAATTTGCCCGTCTGTTTGAATTTTATTGCGCTTTTCATATCTCATCTCCGCGCTGTCATTTTGATGAATTGTTTAAGTTCTTGTTCAACCAAGTTGAGTACGAATCATAAAGGCGTAAATATTTGAAGACTGTCGGCTCTGCTTCGGGCCATGTGTCTGCTATGCTGTTTATCTCTGAAAGGTATTTATCGCCAATATCTCCGAAAACATCTTTTGTCAAATCTCTGGACATCTTCCATTTTCTATCCCAAAGTCTATCGTATTTGGCACATAATTTTCCAGGCCCGTCGTTCCATTTCTTCTCATACTTGTCCAGTATCATGTCCTCCGTTCCTTCAAATATTTTTCTGTAATCATGATACATATACGGATCGTAATGTTTTGGATCTTTCTTTTTGTCGGCGATCATTGTTTTATATAGATCTGGTGCGCTCTCCTTCAAGCAATCCATGGTCATCTTGTGTGCTTCTTTTACCATTTCGTCGCATTCTTTAGATTCCCAAAATTCCCTGTAACCACCATTTTTATTTATTTGGTCTTGTACTTTATCTAGTTCATCATTTATAGATTTGAACTTCTCTACTTTTTTCTTATCCAAAAGTTGTGCACTATCTTCAAATATTTCTTTGATGCCTTCTTTTGTTCTCGTGTTTCTCATTTGACTGAGGGCATCTCGTTCGTACCGTCTTCTTCCCTCTGGTGTAAGCGATCCGTCCTTGTTCTGATAACGTCTTACACCCCATTTCATACCTTTTATACCATGATGATATATCGAGTTGTAATCACATTCGACATATGCTCTATAATCGTTTGGTATCACGACCTCCTATCTTTCAAATATCCTCCTACCAAGAGACAGCAAGTCGGAAAATCTCTTATCGTTTAAACTAACTCGCTGCGCATCTTTATCAACCATGAGATTGCCCATGTCAAATATAATTACAGGGGCTTGTGTGTGCTTTCTAAACGAACCGTAAAGAGAGTCGTTCGTATCAAGTAATCCGCTATACCCCTGCTTTTTTAATTCTTTAAATAATTTTTTTCTTTGATTGGCAACGTCTTTTGCCATTCTTTCGCCTTTTACGGGACCACTGGTTCCGTCTGACGGAAGAATATAATTGAACATCCTGTACACTGTTCGTAAATCGGCATCTGTGGGCTTTCCAACTTTTGTTCTGTCTAAGGCTTTCTTAGCTTCCCTATATGCCCCAAATTTCATTTTGTTTGTTCCAAAATAAGCTTCGAGTCTTTTGGGATCATTTACAAAATTGTAAAAGTCTCTATTATTCTTGTATAAATCTCTAAATACTTTTACGGAACTGTCTTCGGAAGCTATTTTCATTCCGTTTTTTGCTTTACTTTTAATATCGTATTTTAAAACCTGAACGCCATTCTCTTTTATTGGAGCATTAAACAAAGACTTGTACCATGACTTATCCGCGTTCTTATATGTAGCATATGCAAACTCGGCGTCTTTTAATCGATCTTTGTTATACGATAAGGTGGATATAGAATCGTTTTTCGTTATGTATTTGTCAAAGTGCTTTTTGTTTATTGCAGAATTTGCTTTCTTCGATTTCTGGTATTTGAACTTTTTTTCTGTGGCCGAATAATCTCCGCCTTTCAACGGATATGGCGGACCATTTTTAACTCCCCATTTTTGGCCTCTGATACCGTAATGGCAAATATAATCGTCCATTCTATCACCCCTTGCTGTGTAGTTTAGCTTTCCTAGCTTTGTTTATAGCAGCATTTTGTGCCAGGATGTCTTTCTTGCTCATCTTTTCCGGATTGTTTTTAGCGTTGCAAACTCTTATTAATGTCGTCAATCTATTTAAATGCCACTTCTGAAACTCAATAGGTATCTGAAGTGTTATCATTTGCCAATATATTACTTCCGAAGTTATTATTTCTTTCTTCGGTTTCTTTGCGCCTTTAAATTGTTTATCGTTTTTCCTCTTGTCTTCTCCGAACCATGTCGCGGTCATTGGATCGTTAATGTAGTCCATTATCTCTTGAACATTCGCGGCACTCAGACACAGATATACTGTCGGATCTACGTTAGCCGGAGAAATTGTCATGCATCTGAAATAGTCAATAATTTTTTCGTTTGTGTCTAGTGCGTTCTCCACCAAAAACGGTTTCTCCCACTTCGCTTCCCATTTAGAAACGGAGATGAGAGAATGCTCTAAAACTAACGTTGTGTCTTTTACTGAAATGAATTTTCCTGTCTCTTCATTAAATAATTCTTTACCGATCACATGTATACTTTTAGGCATTCTCTTTCTCCAATCTGTATTATTCCTTATTTCCAGGAATTACTTCAAACCCAACAAGCTTGTTAAGCTCTGCCGGATCAGCATTAGCCATACTTTCTGCAATGTCTTTTGATACTACTGCGTTTATAAAATCTGCCATAGCCTTGTCGCCACCCTCGATAAACTCCATCATGAGCTTGTCATAAGCCGGATGACACTGGAATCTCTGACGAATATCCGGGCTCTTAAGAAACTCTTCCCCGTCTGCCGATTTCTCACCATAGCAAGTTAAAACGAAATCCTCAAAATAGTTATAGATTTCACGACTGTCGTCGGACTCGATCATCTTCTTAATCTTCGCACGTATTCCGCCGTGCTCCATGAGCTCCATCTTAGCAAGCTCTGTCTTTGTTAAATGAAAGTAGAAATTTTTCGTCTTCTTGTTTCCGTTGTAATCTTCATAAGTGATAGTTTTTGTTAACATTATTTCGTCCTCCTAATTTATAAAAGGCGGCCAGCCGAACTGAATACCGCCTGATTAATTGTTACACTACCATTTTGATGTTATCAGCCTGCTGCTCTAGCGATCTCGATAACGATAGCACTCTTAGGCTTAACGAGTGCACCGGACACACGAGTCTCCATGAGGTACTTCTGCTGGTTTACATCAATATCGAACTGTTCGAAGTTGTTGATCTCTCCGCCACGATCTGTACCGATGTTGTAATCTGTAGGATTGAAGATAATAGCTGCAAGATCATAAGTTGTAGTTGTTGCGTCTTCAGTGATAGTTCTGTTGATACCTTCCATGATCTCAACTTCCTCGATCTCCTTAACGCGGCACTTTGTAGCAAGCTCGTTCTCTGTCTTGTAAAGGCTGTAACCGTTACCGTCCTCGAGAAGAAGCATGTTGGTCTTGTACTCTGCTGTTGTGTACATTGTAGGATTGCCAGAACCCTTGTACTGAGTACGAGCCCTGATAGCAGCTCTGATGACTCTCTTTGCTCTAGCATCATCTGACTCATTAGCTATATAAGGAAGTCTGATCTTGATAGCGTAGAGATCTGCGTCGTTGTATACGGGCTTGATGTGATCCTCGGAGATCTTATCTTCGTATGCTGTGCTACGTCCATCACCAACAAGAATAGCTCTTGCGATTTCCTCATTGAGCATTCCGCGCATTTCCTTCTTGATCCAGGAAACTACGTCGAAATCTGTGATATCAACGATATCATCTCTGTCCATCTTCTGCTTCTTGTATACGGTCTGAGGTGTGATGGATCTCTTAAGCAGAGTGAATACTTCCTCTACCTTCTGGTTGCCCTTGATGTAACCTTTTGCACGAGCTTCATCAGCTGTGATGTCAGCGAACATCATCTTAACTCTGCTGAAAGGTGTGTGATGAGCAGCGCTAAGAAGCTTTTCTGCCCAGCTCTGATCTCTCATGATGAAATCAGGTTCACCAGAAGTAAAGTTCTTTACATCAGGGAAGAGCCAGTCAACGTTAGCTACGCCGTAAGTCTGAGTTGATCCGTCTTCGTTTGTGGGGTAGTTTGCAGGAGTAACTGCGTGCATAAGAACGCCGTCTTCATCCTCCATGTGGTGCTTAAGAGACTCGCTAAGGCTACCAAATCTCTTCATGTCTGCAAGAACCTGCTTTCGGTCTTCCATAGAAATAACAGGTCCGGTTACATATTCTCCATTTTCAAATACGTTGTGCTTCATATCGTCCTCCTCGTCATCGTCTTCGTCATCGTCCTCGCCGGTTGCCTCTTCTACTGCCTGGCCAACGAGAGCGTAACATACTTTTTTCTGCTTATCATTCATTGTGTTCCATACATCTTCGATCGTTTCTTCATCATCTTCGTCATCTTCATCGTATGCGTGTTTCATATCGTCCTCCTCGTCATCGTCTTCATCTTCGTCCTCGTAATCATCATCTTCATAGTCTTCTTCATCCTCGTCGTCTTCGGTGTCGATAGACTCCATTCCATGATAGATGATAGCTTCGTCGAGGTCTTCGATCTCCTCGGGGTCCATATCAAATCCATGAGCTACTGCAACAGAATTTCTGTCGATAACTGCTCCGGGATTGCACCCTCCAAGAACAAGACTTACTTCTCTGATAACACCATGCATGACGTTCTTTCCGTTCTTCTGAAGCTTGTTTGCATAGATGGAAAGAGCATCGATATCATCGTTGCCGAGACATTCTTTGGCATGCTGAGCCTTTTTGGAGTTGTTGAACTTGCAGTGTGCGTACACACAGTCTCCCTTCTCCTCAAGTATAGCATGACCGATAACATTTTCGACATCTCCGTGCTGATGGTTCCAAACAAGTGGTACTTTCTTACCGTCACATCCGTTGAAAGCGCCAGGAGCAAGTGTCAAACCATCTTCACACTTGATGCCGTATTTGGTAGCTATGCCACCAAAGTCAAACTTTCCTGCCATTTTGATGTTTCTCCTTTCTTAGTATTGTGTTTCATCTGGGTTGATTTCTTCGTCCTCTGGAAGTTCTCCAACATCCGTCGGCATTTGCTCCATAGGGTTTATGTTCGGGTTACTAAGCTGATTTGCTACTGGTTCATCAGACGGTCTGTATCCAACGATAGATCTTGCTTCGTTCGGAGTGAGTACCTGAGACCTTATCAACGGCTCTATAACCTTAGAAATATTTCCTATAGGAACAAGCTTAAACGAATTCTGAACAAAGTATATAGACTGACCCTGTGTTATAGCAGTTGTGCTCAACCATTTGCGTGTCATCTCTGTCGTTATTGCAGAGAGCACCGGTTCGATCACGTTGTTTCGATAATTCAACTGCTTCTGTTCATCAGCGGTTCCGTTTAGAATCTCTTCACAAATACCAAGCTCAGAATAGAACATTTTGGTAAGGTATTCTATCTGAGACATTAGATTGTTTTCAAGAGGTCTATTAAGCTGAATGACTTTTTCGGTAGCGCCAAGGTAAGCTATACCATACTTCTGGTCGGTCAATTGGTTTTGTATGTCCTGTCTACGCTCTGTGGCGATCTTTTTCTTCATCGGAGACGATACGTCATAGGGCAACTGTACGATCATGTCAAGTTTGCCAGCCGACAGCTGATCATCTATAACGTCTAATAAATTTAACTTGGTTATTAGTCTTCTGCCGATAGAGTTTGGTTCGTTCATAACCGCGTAGAACGGGTTTTCTATTATAGCTACAGACTTCTTAGGGAGCGTCACTTCTCGTTTTCTTCCAGTTTCGTCATCGTACACCTCGACACGAATGTGCTTTGGATACCATTGCTTAATCTTTGCAGTTCGCAACTCGTAGATCTTGTAATTTTCTTCTGAGATGATGCTCTTTGACGTTAACGTCGGAACGACTGCGATTACACCCTCGTCAAACATAGAAAGCACGATATCTTGAATAAGGGATCTTCCAGTCTGATCGATGTTTGCGGATAGCGTTAAACACTTGTTTAAACTATCGTCTATCGTGTCTTCAAAAAATCCTTCATTATTCTTTCGTATGTGCTCTACGTCGACAGCTGCACAATCTATAGCTATTCTGTTATACACGGCATTAACTATCGACCTGTCTCCGCCGTATATCACACGTTTCTTGTCCGGTCTAGTAGAATATGACGGTCCAAGATTCCTATTGTAGATGGTCGGATCTCTACCTCGGAACACGTCCCAGGCTCTTTTTGCCCTTTCTGTTATTGAGGACATTTAGTTTCTCCTTTCGACTACCATTTTGATTTTATCTACGCTTCTGGTTCTGCTTCTGTTGCTGCTTCTTTTTCTTATGATGTCTGTATAAAGCGTATCCGCCAGCACCAAGAGCTGTCGCACCGGCTACAGCAAGACCAATCTTTCCCTTCTTTGTGAGTCTCGTTTTCATGATCGGATTAAGCACTCCGTCCGCATCGACTGCGTGGCCCTTTACATACTTCTCTGTAAAACCAAGACCTTTCTTAACTTTATTAGCCGCTTTTGAAGTCTTAGACGTACGATGTATATAGTCTCCAAAGCTTTCATGAGAATTCTTTCTGTATTTACTCCAATTGTCAAGATCCTCTTGAAACGTCCCTCTTTTGGCGCTTTTTAGCATCTGATTCATGTTACGCGCTCTATTGAACGTGTCGTAAGCTCCGTAAGCACTAGCACCTATAGCAGCGGCTGTTGCAGCTCTATCTTTTCTCTTGTAGTGTTCCACTGTTTTGCGCTTTGCTAATTCTGACGCTGCTTTTTTACTGTATCCTGCCTGCATGTACGCGTCTCTATATTTCTTGTATCTTGCCATTCCCTGAGGTGTCAATGAGCCGTCTTCGTTCTGATAGCGACGAATACCCCATTTCTGACCTTTTACGCCATGGTGATAAATAGAGTTATAGTCACATTCTACATAAGCTCTATAATCGTTTGACATCTTATGTCTCCTTTCTCTGTTTTTTCTTTTTGTTATGCTTATACAATGCATACCCGCCAGCACCGGCTAGCGCAGCTGCACCAATAGCGAGACCTATTTTTCCTTTCTTGGATAACTTAGATAAAGCGAGTCGTCCCCTTCCTGCTGATTTGAACATATCCGGGTCTGTTTTCTTCATGTATCGATAAAAGCTTTGGTTGTTTGTCAGATCTCTAGTCCATTGGCTTTTGAGTTTTGTGGACTTTATAAACTTTTTTGATTTTTGTAACGCGTTCAGACGATCGTTATATCTTGCCATGTCATGACTGTAAGTTCCTCTGGCTTTAGATAACTTTTCAGCCATCGCATTCAATCTATTTCTACGACGCTCTGCTAACGCAGCTCCTACACCAACGCCAATTATTCCCGCAGTGCCAGCAGCGAGTTGCTTATAATGCTCAACTCCTTCAGGAGTTAAAGATCCGTCCTCGTATTGATAACGCCTAACTCCCCATTTTGTACCTTTTACGCCGTAGTGATAAATGGAGTTATAGTCACATTCGACGTAGGCCCTATAATCATTCATGGACTACCTCCTAGAAAAATTGATCCTTATAGACTTTGTAAGCAACCCAAGCATCGAGCAATGCTGCCACATTATCTATCTTCTCCTCGTATCGTTTCTTTAAAAGCTTGCGATTTCCATTAGTGTCTTCGAGAACAACGCAGTTACCCATAGCGAATTTCATCAACTCCTGATCAAATATAAGTTTGCGATCTGTTGCCATGTCTTTTATCTCGCCGAGAGGAACGGATTCGGTCTTGACGCCCTGTGGAACTTTCTCGATAAAGTATTCACCATGCTGTTCTGCCCATTTTTGGACAAATTCCTTTGCGTTGTATGGATCATATCCAAGACAAGATACGTCATACTCGTTCTCATCTATGTACTGGTCGAGGTCGTCATAGACTTCCATCATGTCAAGTACGCTTCCCTCGAGTACGATCAAACTCCCCTCGTCAATAAATTTCTGATATAACTCTCTTGGAGCCGAAGGTAGTCTGGAAAACGTTCTTGTTGTAATATAACTCCTTGTTTTTACCCCGAACTCACCTCGTCCAAGAGGAAACAAAAACGTAAACGCACAGAAGTCATCACCCTGAGACAGGTCAGCTCCGAGAGCACAAGACATCTGCCAGAAATTGCGCTTGCGATGCGGTGTTATTTCGTCAAATGTAAAGAAATATGTATACCCTTCCATAGGTATACCAAATCTTTTTGCAAGAATATCATTTCTAGATGCGGGAGCGTTCTCAGCTCGTTCCTTATCCTCCTGATACACTTCATAGCTGACCGTGATGCCGAGATTCGGGTTAGCTTTTAACCACATCTCGGGATCTTCTACTTCTTTAACGTCGTCTAAGCAGTAATACCAGATAGACACATGCTCGGCCGAGTATTTACCTCGTAAAATATCGAGCAACTCCATCTTAATTGTGTCACCAGGACCATTTCTAACCGTTCCTTCGGAAGATGCCGCGACTATCAGGTAGTCTGGAAGTTTAGAAGCGCCCTGTTCAATGGCACCTATAGGATCTTCGCGAATATCACAAGAAAGCCATTCGTCAACCGTGGCTATTTTACATCTTAGACCTTGAAGTCTATCGATGGTCATAGGTAGTATTCGCAGTATAGAATTTGTTAGCGTATTCACTATTCCAGCTTTTGACGAATATAGCTTTCTTCTGGAATCCGGGTTGCCAGTGGTGTTCTGATTTGAACCCATCGTAAGAACCTTAAACACCGATCCTGGGGCTCTTGCTATTGCAGTACGTAACGGACCCAAAACCTCATCGGACTGTCTCATTGTAGGAGATGTGGTTATCTGATCAGTCGTCTCTGGATCTGACACAAGATGGAACCCTTGTATGCTCTCCAGATACATGGTTTTAGCAGCGCCTCTTGCGACTATTAGGAATTGTTTTCTAGTAAGACGTTTCTTAACTCGCTTTTTTACGTATTGACCTTTTGCACCATTAGATCCTCGTACATAAACGAGCTTATCTACGAATTCGTACCAGCCATATACGTCTTCTGCCCACAGCTTAAATGCATCCGTTAATACTAAAGGGGAACCGTCAGTGAGAGTTAGTTCTGTTTCGGCAAATAATATGTAAGCTTCTACTGCTTGTTCGTCGTAATAATACCTTGGAGCTTCTGTTCTCCGATCTATTCTCTGCATTTGCAAAGAGACGTATTCGTTTACAGGTATCTTACCACTTAATACTTTCTCTCTGAATTCCCCGTAATATTTCGGAGTCGCTGTGTTTGATAACATGTCTTACTCCTTGTGTGTTAAAGCCGTATTATATGAGGTACTATAGCCGTTCCAGTTTGAACCGCTTTTTTAAACGTTTTTGACTTAGCCGCTTTTTTAAACGTTTTTGACTTAGCCGCTTTTTTCATAGGTTCGCTTGTAGCCCACTTCCAGGCTTTTTTGACGAATCCTTTTCCTGTGTCAATCACTGCTTTGCCTTCATCGCCTCCAAGCCACTTAATACCCTTATAACCAATTCCGGCAATTGCGGCTGCCGCAGCAGCAGTTTTTCCAGCTTCGATTATTCTGTTTCTTTTCGGTGGTTCGATCGGCTTTGTATCCGCGAATGTCTTGATGTCTCTACGCCTCTGAATAGCATAATTTCTTTCTTCTGGCGTGAGATCGTCGTAATGCATTGCGAACTTTTTTGGATCTCTTGTCCAGCTTTTTCTTTCTTCTTCGTGACGCCTTTTTCCTTCTTGGGTTAACGAACCGTCTTTGTTCTGATAACGTCTAACGCCCCATTTCATACCCTTTATTCCCCAGTGATACAGCTCGTCAGGCTCTGGTTTGTTGATCAGATCGTATCTAGAAATCTTTTCGGGTTCCGGTTTAGTTATCAAACCATATTTCTGCTCATCTGTGTACATATAACCTCCTTAAACAAAAGTGACGGCCAGCCGAACTGAATACCGCCACTATCATTTTGATGTTATCAGCCACCAATTCCGCCAAGGATTGTAAATACTTCGTCAGGAAGAGGAAGTCTAGCGTCTGTAGCTGTGGTCGTTGTCTTCACATAGTAGGTCTTCTGAGGGTCAACTGTTGTGTCTGCACTGAGTACATAAACATTACCAGTCTTCTCATACCAACCCTCTGTTACAGGATTCTCGGTTCCTACAGGAGTAACTTCGGTGTATACATCCTCTGCGTCTGTACCCCAAAGAATGTTCTCAAGAGCTGTAAGCTTTGCCTTGTCTTCTGTCGAAGTAAATGCTGTAGAATCAACTGTAAGCACGCAAGAATTCTTGTAACCTGTGATCGCTACAGGTACACCGGTCATTTCCCAGCTGAACTCGATAGCTTCAGGAGAGTCATTTACAGTGCTGTAACCTCTCTCAGAAGGAGATGCTGTAAGACCGTAGATAAGGTGAAGCTTGTATCCGTAGTCGTTGGCATCCGTGTCATTACCGATGATTGATCTGTAAGAGAAACCAAAGGTCTTACGAGCCTGCTGGTAGATTCTTACGCCCTTTACAGGGAATGCGGAACCATCGAGCTCTGCGAACTCGTCAGGGTAGGTGTATGCTGTAACAGTCATACCAAACTCCTCAGCAGCTCTGAGTGAGAGATACTTAATGTTATCAGCATAAAGAGCTGTCTCGTCTGCACCGGAAGGTGACTCTGTTACTCCAGTGACGCCGTTCCATGCATAACCCTTGTCATAAGCCTTAGATGTGCTGTTATAAGGGTATACGACGGCCCTGTCGTCACCAGTTTCATAAAAATGTTCTGCGGTCTGATCCCATAATAATTTAGCCATTTGTTTTTCCTCCTAATTAAAATGTTGTTGTTAGTATATCGTGATGTAATCCGTCTGCTACATAGTGCCTTTCGTGAGAGAAAGTGAGTCCTTCGTTGTTGAAAAGGAACTTGTCGACAAGATCACTATCTACGTCATAATAAATTAATGTTATATCGTATCGTTGCCTAGCAAGATACACGTTGTTGTTTGCAAAATTTGTGTTGATTCTTTCTCGAGTATATCTGACACAGGGATAGTGCATTACGACTGACGCCGGCGGCTCAAAATATAAATTGTTAGACCCGAGAATCCTTCTTAATCTGGCGTCTAGTTCAAGCCTGCGGTCCAGTCTCGCCATTATACACACCTCCTATCTCAAGAATCAATCGTGGAGGCTCGACGGAAACAGATCCAATCTTCCAATTGGCGCCGAGCCAGGTCACGTATTGAATGTTTTGAAAGTTTTGAAAGGCGTATGCGTCCGCAAGTATCTCGATTTCGTTCGATATGGTCATATCATCATTAACTTTATCACTCGACTGATTGCGTCTGGACACACGATTAACGTCGCCCCTATACATACGTTCGATGATGGTAGGTTGCCAAACACTTGGACGAACTTCGCTCAAAACTTTAAAACCAATGACACCTGCGAACTTCATACTTACCTCCGTACTTCCATTTTTGATGTTTTACATCATATTCATTGTCTCCATCAGCTTCTGACGAACTGCCTCGTTTGGAGCATCCTGCATGATCTCCTCAAGTTCCATTCTGTTTTTCCTCCTCATAGTAAGTTGTTGGCTTGTAAGTGCGTGTTACTATATTGAGAAGAGGTAGCATTTTGTCTTACCTCTTAACTACCATTTTGATGGTTTATCATCGCCTGTAGAGAGCCCACACGGATTGGGTTGGTAGTACTGCCACATTATTCACATCTCTTTTTAAATCCCGCTTCGACCCTCAGCCATTCCGAAAGTTAAGTAGTGTTCGTAGTATTTTGCCCAATCGTTGCCGAAAGCCGAAACGAGATCTGGATTGTTGAATCG